CGCGTGGGAAAAGTATATCCTAAACTTATTGGTGCTGAAAATAGCAACGATAATGCTGTACAAAATGGAAGCAGGCCCGCCGTGCAAAGAGTCTCTTCCTCCGCCTCCCCTGGCGGACGGCAACAAACACGAGGCAATAAAAGCGGTGTTACTTTTAGTAATTCTGAAGTTGAAAGGCTTCGAGGCTTAAAGCCGCATAACATGGCTATGGAGACATGGTTACGTCATGTAGCGAAAGAGAAGCAAAAAATCTCAGCAAAGGAGCAAAAGTAAAATGACAGAATCTAAAGCAAACCGTAACTCGCGTGAAAGTGGAGTGCACGATAATCAGACTCGACGTAAACCGTGGCGACCTGTACGAAAGCTGGAAACACCTGAACCACCTCCTGGTTATACCTACCGGTGGATTAGGGAATCTATGTTGGGAGCGGAAGACAGAAGTAACGTCTCCCGCCGCATTAGAGAAGGATGGGAACTCGTAAGAGGCACCGATCTTCCTCCAGAGTGGGCTGAAAGCCTACCGACAATGGATAACGGCAGACATGCTGGCGTCATATATAACGAGGGACTTCTTCTCGCAAAAATGCCTAATGAAACAATTAACGAGCGGCGCGATTATTACGATGGTAAGACTCAAGCAGCTAAAGACGCTCTGGACAATACTATGTTCGGGGATGCTCAAAAAGATAATCGTTATGTTAAGTATGATGCTAAGCGGGATGCCCAGGTAACTTTTGGACGTAGATGAGGTAATTCAAAATGGCGAATAAAGACGCTGCATTTGGAATGAAGCCAGTCAGAATGATTGGTGGTGCACCCTACTCCGGCGGTCAGAGTCGATATCGTATTGCAAATGCATATGACACAAGCATATTTCAAGGCGATATGGTAGCTCAGGTCACTGGTGGTGGAATAGCTGTACATGCTGACGGAGGCACAGTGCCTATCGTTGGTGTTTTTAATGGTTGTCAATTCACGGACCCCGCCTCTGGCGAGCAAGTGTTTAGCAACTTTTTCCCAGCCGATACAGCCGCTGACGACATCATAGCTTTTATTATTGATGATCCGATGGTTGTTTTTGAGATACAAGCTGATATTGCTTATCCTATCGCAGACTTGTTTGGAAACCATGACATCGTTTATACAACGGCTGGTTCTACCAAGACTGGTATCTCTGGAGCTGAATTGAAGGTTTCTGATGGTGGAACTGCCACAACATTGGCTGTTAAAGCTATAGACATCTCTCAAGATCCATCTAACTCAGATGTCGGGTCAGCACATACTAATGTGTTGGTAACTATACAAAACCATCTATTCGGCGTTAAAGGCGCTGGTTTAGCTTAATTAAGGAGAGTAACTAATGGCTATTTCACGAGCACAACTCGCAAAAGAGCTAGAGCCAGGTTTAAACAGCCTCTTCGGTATGAGCTATGACAGCTACGAAAAAGAGTACGAGGAGATCTTTGCTATTGAAGATTCTCAGCGTGCCTTTGAAGAAGAAGTATTGATCACTGGTTTTGGTGCAGCACCAACTAAGACGGAAGGCCAAGGCGTTGTTTTTGACAATGCTTCTGAGTCTTATTCAGCACGTTATACCCACGACACGATTGCCCTGGCATTCGCTCTAACTGATGAAGCAGTAGAAGATAATCTCTATGATTCACTTGGTAAGCGTTATGTTAAAGCTCTCGCTCGCTCTATGGCTAACACCAAAGAGGTTAAGGGTGCAGACGTACTTAACAATGCATTCTCTGCAAGCTTCACTGGAGGAGATGGTGTTTCTATGATTAACACTGCTCACCCATTGGCCGGCGGCGGAAATGCAGCTAACCGTGCAACCACTATGGCGGACTTGAACGAGACTTCTTTGGAAGATGCGTTGATTGATATCAGCACATTTACCGATGATAAAGGTCTTACTATCTCAGTCCAAGCCACTAAGTTGGTTGTACCTCCTCAGCTAGTGTTTGTTGCTGACCGTATCCTGAACTCGCAACTGCGTTCTGGTACTGCTGACAACGACGTAAACGCTATCAAGAACACAGGCGTTTTGCCTGGTGGCTACACGGTCAATCATTACCTGACTGACCCTGACGCCTTCTTCTTGCTTACTTCTGTCACTGAAAGTGGCGAAGGTCTCAAGATGTTCCAGCGTACTGCTATGGAAACCAATATGGAGCCTGACTTCAGCACAGGAAACATTCGATATAAGGCGCGTGAGCGTTATTCGTTTGGTTTCTCTGACTGGCGTGGCATTTACGGGTCGCAAGGCGCGTAACAACCATGTTGTATTTAAAGGGACCTTCGGGTCCCTTTTTTTATGCCCCTAATAAACTGAATACCACAGGTTCACATAATGCAGGAGTAGGCAGAGCTACTACAGGTTCACATAACACAGCTGTAGGCAGAGCTACTACAGGTTCACATAATGCAGCTGTAGGCAGAGCTACTACAGGTTCACATAATGCAGCTGTAGGCAGAGCTACTACAGGTTCACATAATGCAGGAGTAGGCAGAGCTACTACAGGTTCACATAATGCAGGAGTAGGCGGAGCTACCACAGGTTCACATAATGCAGGAGTAGGCAGAGCTACTACAGGTTCACATAATGCAGCTGTAGGCAGAGCTACTACAGGTTCACATAATGCAGGAGTAGGCGGAGCCACCACAGGTTCACATAACACAGCTGTAGGCGGAGCTACTACAGGTTCACATAATGCAGGAGTAGGCGGAGCCACCACAGGTTCACATAACACAGCTGTAGGCGGAGCTACTACAGGTTCACATAACACAGCTGTAGGCGGAGCTACTACAGGTTCACATAACACAGCTGTAGGCGGAGCTACTACAGGTTCACATAACACAGCTGTAGGCGGAGCTACTACAGGTTCACATAATGCAGGAGTAGGCGGAGCTACCACAGGTTCACATAATGCAGGAGTAGGCGGAGCTACCACAGGTTCACATAATGCAGGAGTAGGCGGAGCCACCACAGGTTCACATAATGCAGGAGTAGGCGGAGCCACCACAGGTTCACATAATGCAGGAGTAGGCAGAGCTACTACAGGTTCACATAATGCAGCTGTAGGCAGAGCTACTACAGGTTCACATAACACAGCTGTAGGCGGAGCTACCACAGGTTCACATAACACAGCTGTAGGCGGAGCTACCACAGGTTCACATAACACAGCTGTAGGCGGTTATTGCTTTTTTCTGTCATTCCTTTAAACTGATATAACCGTGAAAACTTATTTCACACCGACAGACACGGCTGACGCTTACGGAGACGGTGTGAATACAATCTCTCGTAAGGAGAAATAAAATGAGCAATACAACTTTTAGCGGGCCAGTGCGCTCGCAGAATGGTTTTTCAGATATCACAGTAGCTGCCAACACTGGCGTTGAAACTACTAACTCTACTTATGGCAACAACGCTTCTATTGGCGGTACTCTTAAAGCTAAACGCTCTGTAGTCAAAACTTGGGAAGCCACAGCAGCAGTCTCAGATACTTTAGCTATCGCTGATTCCGGTGCTATTGTTCTGATTCACGGAACCCTAGATAATGTTATTACTTTACCCGCCGCCGCTACTTCAACAGAAGGCGCGTATTTTGACTTCTTAGTAACTACCGCTGTAGGTTCTGGTAAAACAACGACTATTGCTATTCCTGCTGCAACAGGTAGTACTTTCTTGGCTCAAACGCAACTAGCAGCAGGTACTGCGGCTAACCCCGTTATTACAAACTCAGGTGATACTTTTACCTTTGTAGCTGGTTCAGGAATAGGGTCTAGGTGCCGTATTACTTGTATCACTGCGGTAACTGGTGGTAAGCAAGTATGGATGGCAAGCTCTGTAGGCACGCCTATCTCCACAGTAGGGTAATCAGCTTAAATAGAATGAGGCGGAGGGCCTATCGGTCCTCCAACTCTTTAGGAGAAATTTATGGCTTTTAAGTCAGACGTTAAATCAGTCTTTAAGACAGCTGGGGTTGCAGCCGATCCAAATGGAATATCTGCCACAGCAGGAGTCGGAAATAACGCAGCACTTGTAATCGGCGGCGCGTTGGCTTCTGGCGGTGCAGTGGCATTAAATGCAGGGCAGCTTGTAACTATACTTTCCGCTGGAGACGACTCAGGTAAATCTTTCACTATTGTCGGCACTGATATTACGGGTGCTGCCTTGACAGAAAGTCTTACAGGTGCAGATGACGCAACGGCGACCAGTGCAAACTTTTTCAAAAGTATCGCTTCTATAACCGCTGTTGGTAATCCAGCCGGTAATGTTACAGCAGGAGTTTCGGCTTCTTGTGCGGACATTATATTTGGTGGAAGAGCTCGGTTAAAAGGTTCTTACATTGTTAGTTCAGCAACAGCTGGAACCATTAAGTTTAGAGACGCTTCAATAACAGGTGAGATTCTAGTGGAATTTGGGACTGTTGCTAGTGCCACAGCTACTAGAGATATTACTATGCCTGATGAGGGAGTATTGTTTACCGGCGGAATCTTTATCACCTACACAGGTGCTACTTTTGCGTCCATGACAACCTTCCATGCGTAATGGCTACAACCGACGACGTTAAGAGAACGAAGTCTGGGAGACTTACCTATAGTGGTGAGTCGTTCCCTGGCTATAACAAACAGGTAAGGACGCCAGGAGCCAAGAAGAAGTTTAAGGTTCTTGCTAAGAAAGGCGACCAGGTAAAGCTGGTTCGCTATGGCGATTCTAAAATGAGTATTAAATCTGACCAGCCTGCACGGAAGAAGTCTTTTCGCGCTAGGCACAACTGCGATGCGGTGCAGAAGAAGAAAGATGTTTTCGCACCATCGTACTGGTCCTGCAAAAACTGGTGATAAATTATGAGTCAAATGCCTGGTGATATGGGTTCAATCATTTTGAAACAAGCAAGTGATCGGCGTCAGCTAGAGAGGGCCCTAAAAGGAACCAACATGGAAATGCCGCAAATGCGGACTATGGAGTTTCGAGATCGTAACGGCAATGGCATCGATGATCGTGATGAGGCTACTGGCGGTCCAGCTCCTATGCCAGGCGGTCCTGTCATGGGCTACCCAGAGCAGAGATTTCCTCAGCCCCAGCCTCTGCCAGGTGGGGGTCTTTTTGACAGACTTCAGCCAGTCAAGCCACCAGGATTACCACAACCTCCTCGTATGGATGTGGGTGAGCCGGTAAGTCCGCCACTTGGCAGTATCGTTGCTCGGCCAGGAATAATGCCTGGGCAGCCGGACCAAAGAATGCCACCGCGCCCACCAGGTGCTGGGTCTCTTTTTGACACGCCTAATAAGAATGACTATAACCGTCTACTGGCTAATGCTTATCAAGATCAATACCGTAACGCCCCAAGCCCGTATGCAGCGCAAGCCGACTATCTAATGAATCGTCCGGTTTTTGATCGTGGTCCTAGGACTGACGATCCAATGTTTGCGTTTCGAGCAAAGGATGATCCTTTTGCTGCAATGAGAAGACAGCAGCCTGTTAGAGATGAGGCAAACGCCGCAGCAGCCGCTGCTGCCAAGGCACAACAGGATAAGCTTGCAGCAGACGAAGCTGCAGCAGCCCAGGCTGCACTTGATGCTACCACTGCAGAAGAAGCTGCAGCAGCTAAAGCTGAACAAGAAAGAATTGCTGCAGAGAAAGCTATTGCTGCTCAAGCAGAGACTGACAGGGTTGCTGCAGAAGCAGCCGCTGCTCAAGCTGCGGAAACTGCCGCGTCTGCCGCTGCACAAAAAGAAGCTGCCGATGCTGCTGCTGCAACACAGGCTGCTGCAGAAGCAGAATCTTTGCGGATTGCTAAAGAAGCTGAGAATCAGAGACAGGCTGACCTACAGGCGCGTCTTGCTGCAATGGAAGGCCAGTTTGGCGACTTTAATGGACGCTTTGGTAACTTTGATCCCGCAGCAATACAGGCTAACATTGCTGCAGCACAGGCTGCGTCTGCTGCTAATGCTGCAACTATTGCAGACACACCAGCAGTGGACCCAGACTTGCAATCTCGTATTGATGCCATGCAAGGACAGCTAGGTGACTTTAGTGGACGCTTTGGCGGCTTTGATCCTGCAGCTCTTAGAGCGCAGATTGAAGGTCTTAGTTTAGGCGATGGCGCAGGCATAGGAAACGAAGGAGGAGCTACCGCCCCTGGTTTTGTGGCGCCTACTGATAGGACTGTGCAAAAAAGCAGAGAAGGCGTTGTTGGTCGTAACCTTGGCGGAATGGACAAAGATGCTATTAGAGCTCGCATTGACGCTTTGCAAGGCGGTACACCTAAGCCGCAGATAGACCCTAGCTCGCTATTTAGTGATCCTGGTTTAGGTGGCGGACCAGTGCCTCGTCCAGGACCAGCCCCTAGGGTAGATAACCCAAGAG